AGCTGTTTTGCCATGAGATTGCGTTGCGCGACGGCGTGAATACCGTGGCTGATGCCAGCGGCGGATTCCACAAGGGGTACACCGAGGTAAGCAACTGGCATGCAGAATTCGTGTACAAGTGCGAGCAACTGCGCGCCGTGAAGAAAATGGCGATTGTTTTCCTGACCCACACTGGGATCAAGAAGATTCGCAACCGCCCCGATGCTGCCGCCGACTACTCGGTGTACAGCATGGACATGGATAACCAAGCGCTCAGCATCTACACGAGCCAGTGTGATGCCGTTCTGTATTTGGTGAAGGATGAGTTCGTTCAAGGTGCAGAGACCAACAAGCGCGGCCAGACGACCAAGTTTGGGCGACTGCTCCAGACCGGCGAACGCAAGCTGATCACCACCGGGGACGGCCTGGTTGGCTTCGTCAATGCGAAGTCGCGCTACCCGATGCCTGCCGAAATTCCGGTTCCGCAGGGAACTAACCCGATCCTTCAATTTATCCCGTACTACAACCGCAATAACCAGCAAAATGAGGTGGCGCAATGAGTAATTTCTGGAACACTAGCGACGGTCAGAGCGCACAGAACAACGACGGCAAGTTCGAGATGGGCGGAGATGCGCTTGCGCCTATCCCTGACGGCACCAGCGTACTTGCCATTGCCGAAGAGGCAAAAAACAACGAGTACCAGGGGGACGAGTACATCAACATCAAGTGGCGAGTGAGCAAGCCTGCCGAGTACGCCAACCGCGTCATCTTCCAGAAGGTTCGCGCATACGACAAGGATACGAGCAAAGCCGACAAGGCCAAGCGGATGCTTGCAGCCATTGCCTCGAACGCCGGTGGCGGGCTGTTCAACGCCATGCAGCAGCGTGGAGAGGATCGGCCAAGCGATATATCCCTGGCGCAGCTGTGCAATCGCCCCATGGTTTTGAAGATGGGCGTGTGGGAGCTGGATGATAAGAGCAAGAGCGGAAACTGGGTGCAGGCTGTTTCTCCTGCAAAGTCTGGCACTGCTGCGCCTCCCGCGAATCCGGTAGTTGCGCCTCCGGTTCAGCATCAGGCACCGGCGCAGGCACCGGCAGCAATGGAATTCGAGGACGACATCCCCTTCGCCCCCATCGGTCTGCAAGAAGGCCGCAACTTCCTCCACATGATCTAAAACAACAATGCCCGCTTCGGCGGGCAACTAGGAGAAGAACCAATGAGCAAGTGCGACGCAATTCAATTCAGCGACCAGATGTCCTGCACCTGCGGCAACGTATGGGACATGAACGACCCATACCCTCCGGAGTGCCGCAAGAAGCACGACCAGCACGAACAAGGGACACAAGAGTGGCGCAAGGCCCGCAAAGGCCGCATCACCGGATCCATAGTCGGCGCAGCCTTGGGGCTGTCCCCATGGCAGAAGCCGTCCGATGTTATCCGCGCCATGGTGCGGGAATACCACGGCGCTGAATCGGAATTCAACGCGCAGTTCGTGGCCGACCACGGCAACATGCACGAACAGCGAGCCATGCTCGCCTTCATGCGTGAGACTGGGCTCAGCGTCGAGAAGTGCGGGTTTTTCCCCTATGGCGACCGCATGGGTGCCAGCCCGGACGGCCTGACCAGTGATGGCGGCGTTCTTGAGCTGAAAGTGCCGTACAGCCTGCGCAATGGTGGCGACTTCAAGCCGCTGGCAGACCAGCCGCACTACGCCGCCCAGGTTCAGATGGAGCTTCTGGCGACTGGCCGCACTCATGCCTACTTCGCCCAATACCGCGCACCGAAAGGCGATCCGCTTGCGCCGGATTATGTGGAAGAGGCAATCAGCATTGAGCGCGTTGAGGCCGACCCCAATTGGATCGACAACAACCTGGACGCCATCAATGCGTTTTATCAGCGGTATCTGGCAGAGCTGGACAACCCAGACCATCTGGAGCCGCCTCGCGTTCATATCGACAGCGCGGACGCGGGGACCCTGCTGATGGAGCTTGATGCCATACGCAAGCGCAAGAAGGAAGATGAGAAGCGAGAAAAAGAGATCCTGGCCGAGCTGGTGAAGATGGCGGACGGGAAGAACGCCAGCATTCATGGGCGCCCTCTTACGCTGGTTGAGCGCAAGGGTAGCGTTCAGTACAACAAGATACCTGAGCTGCAAAACGTGGATCTTGAGCAATACCGCGGAAAAGGATCGTCTTACTGGAAGTTCACCTGATACAATAACCTTGCGCGGATAGGGTGGCCACCCGACAAGCAGCTAGTCACTGCTTCTGCGCTTCTTTCGACTGTCCTTTGACTGAGGAAAATTCATGCTTACCCCCAGATATTATCAATCCGAGGCGCATGACGCCGTAATCGAGCATTGGAAGCGCAGCACCCTGCCCGTATTGATTGAAGCCGCCACCGGAAGCGGCAAGTCGGTTATTGTCGCCCTGCTGGCGCAAACACTGAACAAACTGAGCAAAGGCAAGCGCGTGCTGTGTCTTGCACCCAGCGCAGAGCTGGTAACCCAGAACGCCGAAAAGTATCAGGCTATCGGCGAGAAGTGCAGCATCTACAGCGCCAGCGCCGGAAGTAAATCGCTGCGGCATCAAGTGATATTTGCCACTGAGGGCACATTCAAGAAAGTAGCCAAGCGCATGGGCGGCGAGTTTGCCGGGGTTATCGTGGATGAATGCCACCGGCTCACGCCTACCATCCAGCAGATCATTGAAGACATGCGACTGAGCAATCCTAATTTGCGTGTCTGCGGCCTATCGGCAACGCCTTATCGGCTGCAAGACGGTTTTATTTTTGGCATTGACCCAGACGGCAAAGCGCTGCCCGAGCATATTGCGCGGGATCCGTATTTCCATCAGTGCGTGTACAGCATCGGGCCCAGGCTGCTGTTGGATCTTGGATTCCTTACGCCCCTGCGCGCTGGCGAGATTAACGCAGCGCAGTACGACACAAGCGGGCTGAAGATCCAGAGCAACGGCCAGTACAGCCAAGCCACTCTGAAAGCCGCTTTCGAGGGCTGGGGCCGCAAAACAGCCGCCATTGTTGCCGATATTGTTGCTCAGACCCAGAACGCAACAGGCACGATGATATTTGCTCAGACTGTTGAGCACGCCAAAGAGGTCATGGCCAGCCTGCACCCAGGCAATGCGCGGCTGATCACCGGTGCAACAAAAAAGTCGGAGCGAGAACAATACATTGCCGACTTCAAGGCTCGCAAATATCAGTACCTGGTGAACGTTGGCGTCCTGACCACTGGATTTGATGCCCCGAACGTTTCTCACATCGCCATCCTTCGAGCTACCGAGTCTGTAAGCCTTTTGCAGCAGATCATGGGGCGCGGCATGCGCCTGTACGATGGAAAGCGCGAGTGCGTAGTGCTCGACTACGCTGGCAATATCGAAAAGCACTGCCCCGATGGCGACCTGTACGCGCCGCAGATCAAGGCGGCTTACCAGTCGGCTGGCGGCGAACCCATAGAAGCCGTATGCGAGTCCTGCAACAGGGTAAACGTGTTCAGCGCTCGCAAGAATGAGGAAGGCTTCAAGATCGACCAATATGGATACTTCACCGACCTGACCGATGAACGCATCATGACGCAAAACCACAAGGGCGAGATGGTGCCAATGCCAGCGCACTACGGTAGACGCTGCCAGCATGTCCATATCCGCACCGGCGACCGCTGCGACTACTACTGGAGCTGCAAGGTGTGTCCGGTGTGCGATCATGCGAATGATATTGCTGCGCGGTTTTGCTGTGAGTGCCGCCTAGAGCTTATAGACCCGAATTCGAAATTGATAGAAATGCACACCCGGCACAAGAAAGACCCCACTCAAGCCCAGTGCGACGAAGTGCTGTCTATCGACTATGTGCGTGGCATAAGCCGTTCTGGCAACGATATGATCACGGCCAACATCACTACGCCGCGCCGCAAATTCCCGTACTACCTGCTGGAAAACAGCACTTGGTCAGCGAGCAGGAAGCATGCTTTTGCGCTGGCGACTGACAATTTCACCACCACACCCAGGACTGTCCAGTACCGAAAAAAGGGCGACTTTTGGGAGGTGCTGGGATTTAACCGTCCTACTGACGACGAAATACTACAGGAGAAGCTCAGAGCATGAAGATTCCAGACTGGCTGCCCTGCTACGGCGACCGCAGTTACAGAGGCCCGTGCCCGCAAGAGGGCGCGGAGCAGGTTACGTTTTTCCAGCGGCTGCGCAAGGATCACCCTGATACTTGGGGGCGTTTGGCCGTCCATCCGAAGAATGAAGGCAAGCGGCGCGGTGGGCAATTCCAGCAACTGGCCAGAGATAAGGCCATGGGGCTGTCGCCAGGGGCATCGGACATAATCATCCCCGGCTCGCCAGCATTCATTGTTGAGATGAAGCGCCGAGACCATACCCAATCCACATGGCAGCCAGGGCAGCTTGCGTACCTTGAGGCAGCAAAGGACGCCGGATGCTTTGTTGGCGTAGCCCTAGGATGGGAAGGCGCATGGATGGCTTTTCAGGAGTGGCTGAAGCTGCAATGATGCACAGCCCAGATGATGCACAGCCCAGATGATGCAAGGTGGATACGCGAGCAGCTGAACAGTCTGCCGCAGCGCTATCGGAAGCAGGCCATGGATGGCTACAGCGCCGCATACCAAGAGGCTCACGACGCTGAACCCGCGTCGCATCGGAAGGAAAACGCGGCGAGATTCGCAGCAAACACTCGCCTTCGAATATTTGTTGAAAAAATACTTGCAAGATAACCGCACATAGACAATAATGCTTGCACGACAACACAGAAGGCCGGAAAGGCTAGGAGGAACCAATGAGTCACACCACCACCGGGCATTGCCCCGAATGCGCTAAAAACGGATTTCCCGAAACCCCGAGCATGAAGGACAGCCCGCTCTGCGCCGACTGCCACGACCTGATGGGGTCGGCGCTGGTTGAGCAGGAAGCGTGGGATGGGATGTCGGAGGGCTGGGAATGAAAACAGTCTACTCAGAGGTGCCAGCACTGACCGTAGCCGTGGCGGCGATGAAACCCATCCAGAAAGCCGCCAGAGCTGCCCGCAGCCTCAAGCTGCAACGCGAGTACCTGCAACGCGCCCGGGAAGCGCTTGCGCGAAGTGGGGCGGCTGTAGCGGCAATGTGGCTGGCGCGATGGAAGGAAGAGCGGCAGGTTTGGGCGCATTTGGTTAATCGAGTGGAGGTGAAGGTATGAGCAAATTCAAGGGTACGCCGGGGCCGTGGAGAGTGGCGAGACAAAACCCAAGCGCAACAACAGGTGAGTGGATGATAGCCGGAGAAAAGTCTGGATATCTGGCAGAGGCAAGAGATTGCGGAACTGGAGAAGTTGAGGCGAATGCCAAGCTGATAGCGTCCAGCCCGGATCTTCTTGAAGCGCTCGAACTGGTTATCTCTACTTACGAGGAAGGCGGTTGGCCCAGCGCAACCATGACAGTTGTTCGTGCAGCGGTATCAAAAGCCAAGGGGGTTACCTCATGAAAAGGAAGCAATGGTTTACGCAAAAAACACCGCCAACCACAATGGGGTTTGATCATCTTATTTTTGATGGCTCGGAAAGATATTTGGCGTGGGTTGGTACGGAAGAGGACGCCCGCCTAATCGCCGCCGCGCCTGAGTTACTGGAGGCTCTACAGTGCGCTGTTGATGTCCTTGAGGATCTGGATATGAACCTTTTGCACAATGTTGTGGAGAACGGCAAGGCCGCCATCGCCAAAGCCTTCGGGGAGGACGCGCCATGACCCCCATCCCATCCATAACCGACGACCTCCTGCGCGAACTCGAAGCCGAGTACCGCGCCACCGAGAACACGCAACAGCTGAGCCTCATCCGCCGCCTGCGCGAGTCAGAGGCCAGGCTGTGGAGCATGTGCGTGGCGGTGACGCAGAAGGATGTGGAGCGGGTGAAGCGCGAGACAGACAACAACCTGGAATATTTGTTGAGCCACACGACAGGAGAAAAGAAATGACAGAGCAGCAATTGGAATTCGGCGGTATTGACGAGTGTATTGATCCAGTCGCCACGGCAAGACTGATTGCCAGCAGCATACAAGGCATGGATGTTGATGAAAAGATCGCCACTCTCAATGAGGTTAGAGCGATCCTACACCAGGTCAGCCCGTTTAAAAACGAGCCGGTGGATTACGTCAAATGGGTCAAGAATGAAGAGGTGACGGCGAACGACTACAACCCGAACAAAGTCGCTCCGCCGGAGATGAAGCTCCTCGAACTGTCCATCGTGAATGACGGATACACGCAGCCTATTGTTTCATGGAGCAACCCTGACAAAGGGGCTATTGAAGTCATTGATGGGTTCCATCGAAACCGGGTCGGCAAGGAAAGCCCGTCAGTGCGGCAGCGCGTTATGGGATATCTGCCAGTAGTGGATATTCGCACAGAGCAAAGCTCTAAGAACGACAGGATGGCCTCAACAATTCGGCACAACCGCGCCAGAGGAAAGCACCAGGTTGATGCGATGAGCGAGATTGTTATTGAGCTGAAGAACCGCAACTGGCGCAATGCTCGTATCGCAAAAGAGCTTGGTATGGATGAAGAGGAGGTTCTACGTCTGTGCCAGATTTCGGGACTTGAGCATCTGTTTAGCGACAAGGACTTTAGCCGCGCATGGGAAGCGGATGATGCGGAGGCGATCTGGGAAGATATCACCGATGCGCTTGACCAGGAAGAAATAGATCAGTACCGAATACCCCACCAAGATAAAGAGAGCCGTGTTTTTCACACGTACGACAAGTGGGAGTGCCACAAGGCTGGTTTTTACAAGCAGAGCGTTGACGGCATGACTGCTGATGAGTGCCGCATGGCATATCGTGACTTTCTGGCGGATCTCGACCGCTTCCGCTCGGCAGCCAATGCTGTGATAACGGAGTGGACGCATTCATGCGAACACTATCTGACTAATTTCGCCATGAACAGAATTGCATGGATTGGGCAGGCAGCCATGTGTTACGAGACGGGGATACCGTCGAAGTTCTGTAGCGGCTTCAATCTGCTTACGGAGGAGCAGCAGCAAGCGGCAAATGAAGTAGCTCTGGATGTTATCAACGACTGGATGATCATGACAGGCAGAGCCACAATTGATATGGATGAAGCGCTGAGCTATGGGCGCCAGGTGGAGATTTACTGATGAGCAGGAAGGTATATCAAGGGCATAGCGTACTGGAGGCAGCGAAAGCGCGTATATCCGAATCATTTGACACGCTGGAAAGGCTGTATATTAGCTTTTCAGGCGGAAAAGACTCGACGGTTATGATGCATCTTGTTTGCCAGGAGGCGAGGAGGCGCGGACGCAAGGTTGGCGTTCTCATAATTGACCTTGAAGCCCAGTACAGCGCAACAATCGAACACATCAATGAGATGGTTGATTTATATGCGGACTGTATCGACCTGCACTGGGTTTGTGGCGAGCTTCTTCTGCGCAATGCCGTGTCCGACTTCGAGCCTAAGTGGTGTGCCTGGGACTCTCAAAAGCAAGACGTGTGGGTTCGTGAGAAGCCGGCAAAGGCGGCGGACCTCACTCAATACGACTTCTATGTCCCTCGCATGGAGTTTGAAGAGCTGATGGTGATTTTCGGATCATGGTACGCGCAAGGGAAAAGCTGCGGCGCCTTCATCGGAATCCGCTCTGATGAAAGCCTGCATCGCTACCGCGCCATCGTCTCAAGGAAAGACGGACTGATGATGAATGGTCGAAAGTGGACGACACGCATAGCCAAGGGCGTGTTTAATCTGTACCCAATATATGATTGGCGAACTGAGGACATTTGGCTTTTCCATGCGAAAAACCCAGATCTGCGGTACAACAAGATTTATGACCTTATGACAAGGGCCGGCGTAAAATTCAGCAATCAACGTCTGTGTCAGCCCTTTGGCGACGACCAGAAAAAGGGGCTTTGGCTGTACCAGATACTTGAGCCTGAAACTTGGTACAAGCTTCTGAACCGCGTGAGCGGAGTAAATTCCGGCGCATTATATTCTCAAGAAACAGGCAACATAAACGGGAGCAGCCGTATAACCAAGCCAGATCAATTCACATGGCAAGAATATACAAACTTCCTTTTGAAGAGCCTGCCAAAACCAATGCAGGAAAACTACCGGGAGCGCTTCAAGAAATTTATCGCAGGCTGGAAGAAGCGAGGCTACGACCAGATACCGGACGCAGCGCCGCATGACCTGGAGGTTAAGCAGTGGGCTCCGTCCTGGCGCAGAATGGCTCGATGCATCTTGAGAAACGATTACTACTGCAAGGGCCTTGGTCAGACCCAGCCAAAATCGGAGGCGTATGGAAAATTTAAAGCAATACAGCAGGTTCGGAGGCATAACGAAGCGATAGAGATTAGCTCGCTGAAACTATAAAATACTTGCACCCACAACAGAGCAAAGCATATAATCCATTGCAAGCCAAGACCCCAACGTCTGGTCGCGGATGGGTCGAAGCGGGAACCGCTCCCTATGGCGGTATATCCAGAGGGCATCGAGAAGCGCCTCGGCAGCGCATGCATAAGTCCCGGCTGCCTGGGCCGATCAGGTGGGGCGCTTCTCGATGTAGATGAATGCCCAGGCTGATGGGTTCATAAACAGAACGCCCAACGCTGGTTCGAATCCAGCCTTGAATGGGAGGTATGAGGGGCGTTCATGCCGGGATCAGCTCCGGCCATCTGCATCAAGCGACACCAGCTAAGAGCGTGTGACTTACGCCGGATGGAGAGCAATCCGGCACCTATAACTACAGGAGAAACCCATGAACCACTACCAGATCAAATTCGCTGGCTTGACCTACCACGTCGAGCCTTTCTTCGACGACGGCGAGCTGTTCGCCACCATCCACCGGGTAGACGGGCTGGAGCAGTACGGCCCGGATGAGCTGCCAGCCATGTTTGATCAAGACGTTCACACCGAGCTGGCAAAGCGGCTTGGCGAAGTGCTGCGCAAAGAAGGGTGGGAAGTGTGATGAGCAACCACGAAGACCCCAGAGAAGTAAAAACGACCCTTATCGTCCTGTTCGGCGTATTCCTTCTGGCCGCTGTCGGCATCGTGAATACTCTGGACAAGCGCTCGGAGCAAAACCAAGCCAGCCTCTACTGCGATATGGTTCAGCAGTTCAAAGACACCAACGGCCAGCACGGCTGGCCTGCATATAAGGGGGAAAAGCAGTGTCAGTAAACATACGCGCCTACAAAGGCCAGCCTGTGCCGTATTTCGAGTTCAGCGACTCGGAGCTGAGGCAGGCTATCCAGTCAGCCCGCGAATCAATCCAGTCCCTGGCGCTGCTCGATACCAAGCGGGCAGAGTGGAGCATCAAGGTGCTCCGGGACAATATCAAGACCATGCGCCGCGTTATGGGAGGTACAAGCGTATGAAGTGGAAAGAAGAGCACTGGCAGGCGCTGTGCAAACTGCGCTCCCTCGATTCGCCTATCCGCCAAGCGTCCGCATCCACGCAGGCGCTGCGCATGGTGTTGATGCGCGGCGTTGGCGTACTAAAGGCCGCCGAGGCCGCTGGTATCACCCGGCAGGCGCTGGAGCAGACCATAAAGCGCAGCCGCGAGACTGTTGAGCAGGCCAAGGTGCTGGCTGGCGCGACCATGCCGCCGACTGCCAGCGAGATCCGACAGTCCTTGGCCATGAAGCGGCTGGAGCGGCAAAAGGCGCGGATTGAGGCGCGGATGCGGAGGCTGGGGAAATGAAAATCAGAACCACAGGGATACACGTCGTCCCAGAAGGGGAGCCGCTTTTCGATGAGCGCGCCTACTCGATCAGGATCGACGACGAGGGGGCCGGGGAGTTCGTCGTTATCCGTGCCATGGATTCCGATCCTGGCAGTGGCGATCTGCGGGTTAACCCTGACGAGTGGCCCAAGCTGCGCGAGGCGATCGACATGATGATCGAGCAGTGTCATGGATGAACCACGCGGCAAACCCTGCCCACGCTGCGGCAGCCCGCTGGTGGCCCTGCGCAGCATGAGTCGCCGCCAGTGTGTCGGGTGCGGCAGGATGTTTGAGTGGCTGCTAAAGCCCGGGCAGGCACCTCTGTTGACAAACAACCGAGATAAGAGGAAATCGTGATGAGTAAAGGCGCATGGGTAAGAATAATGACCGCTGAAGGTGAGCAACGGTCTATCACAATCAAGAAGCTGCCGAAGGGCGGTATCAAGAACGCCCGCGTTATCGAGTTCAATGGCGTTGTGCTGGTGGCCGGACAGCGCGGTGCGCTGTATGGTGCTGGCAAGGTTCCGACCAGCTCTTATTCGTATGTCGGCTGGCGGTGGGGATGGCTGCCTGGTCTTGCCAGCTGCCTTCACTACCTTGGCGTTATATCCGAGGCCGACCGAGACGCGACCATTGCTAAGCATGAGGCGGCTGTTGCCGACGAGAAGCTGCAGGGCGACCGTTCATGCTTTATGCATTACGCCGAGGAACTCGGACTCAAGGATCAAGCACGGGCGCTTCTGGAGGGATGAGGGCAGAAGCCGTTGATTGGTAGTAATCGACAGGATAGGAGAAGCGAGGAATGACATTCCAAGAATTCAAGGCAAGCGTAGAACAATGGGCGCAGGATCGCGGCATCTACGAGCACAGCACCGCGCTGGCTCAGTGCCTTAAAGCGGTATCGGAGCTGGGCGAGCTTGCAGACCACGCTATCAAGGGCGACCGCGACGCCATTAAGGATGATATTGGTGATATTGCTGTCTGCCTTGTTAATGTGGCGAAGATGAAGGGCCTCACGGTTGTGATGGAAGATCCGGGCGAAAACGTCATGCCAGAGGATCTTCAGGAGTGCGTGGCTGTCATGGCTGACGTTATCGGCCGCATTGCGTCAGGGCTCGCGACTTATAATCCAAAAGAGTACGCATCCGGGCAATTTGAAGGAGCCTTTTATGCGCTGCAAGACCTCGCCGAGCGTGCCGGTTTCACATTCGAGGAATGCTACACCCACGCTTGGAACGAAATAAAAGACCGCAAGGGGCGAATGATTCCGGGCGGGGCGTTTGTTAAGGCGGGCGAGGCAATGAACAAGAACACAAGTGGTCCGGCGTTTCCGGTCCCACTGAACCCAGGGGAAAGCTACCAAGGGCATGGTCCGTATGATGGCATGTCCCTGCGCGATTATTTTGCGGCGAAGGCAATGCAGTCAATCGTCTCAAAGATGAGCAGAACCCAATACGACTATATCGGCGCCGAGCCGGTGGCCTCAGATGCTTACGCATTTGCCGACGCCATGCTCAAGGAGCGCGAGAAATGACCACCGCCCACGACATACTCGAAGCCGCAGCCGGCCACATGCAAGACCGGGCGGCTACATACGATAAACCGGAAGGCGAGCGCAGCATGGGCGCGACCGTAGATGCGTTCAAGGCTGTCACCGGCCACCAGCTGACCGAGGAGCAGGGCTGGCTGTTCATGGCACTGCTGAAGGCTGTCCGTAGCCAGCAGGGCGGCTTGCGCATGGATTCCTATGAGGACGGCGCGGCGTACTTCGCGCTGGCTGGCGAGTCAGCTGCACGAGACCGGACCCGCCCCATCATCAACGAACTCTACACCGCACACCCGGACACGCCGAATGTCTGGGAAGAGGGCGAGCGGCGCATGGAGAACATCGGGCCAATGGGAATGATGGCGAGCACTACATGAGCGGCAAGCCGCTGGAGGTGTAACAGCCAGGCCCGGTCATCGCCGGGCTTTTTTAATGGATTATTTATAAAAAAATACTTGCAAGTCATGCGGGTCTTTGCAATACTATATCCAACAGGGCGGGAAACGCCGGTAACGCAACAGGAGAGACACCATGAGCAATAGCACCCACACCATCGAGCTGGCATTCGACGCAGCTGGAACCGACGAAGACACCAAGCAATACGCAGAATGGCTGGAGGGGAAAGGTCACACTGTCACCATTGGTACGACCACCGTGACAACCATAGATGGAATCTCAACATCAAGCTGTGAGGAAGCGCGCGAGCTGGGAAACCAGCTGTGGGAATCGTTCTGCAGCTCCAACTGAAATCCAGCCGCACCATCGCCCAAGCCGTGGCGCCCAACGAAGCAATAAAAAGCCCCTCTTTTGAGGGGCTAAAAGTCAACAAGGAGAAACCGAGGTAATCATGTCGAATATCAAACATACCGTCAAGGATAACGTCAAGATTTTCATTTACCGGAACACCGATTCCGGCGAGGTGGTGTACTCGACTATACAGCTGGTTTGTTGCAGCTGGCTTGTCCTGGTCGGTGAGACGACGACAACGGTCGAGTACAACGAGGCCGATCTGGCCGACCCGCGCGCCGCCCAACTGGCAGCAGCAGAGCAGGCGCTTGAGGAGCACCGGGCTGAATCGCACGTTAAGGAGCAGCAGCTGATCGACCGCATTCAGTCGCTGAAGGCGTTGACGCATGAGGGAGACCGCAGTGAGCCGCTGGACTGACAGCGAGGACAAGGTGATCCGGGAGCTGGCCGGCGTGGTTTCCGCCCGGGAGATAGCCAGCCAGTTGCCCGGACGCAGCGTGCAGTCAGTTGCCCGCCGCCGCCGCGCCCTTGGCCTGAATGGCCGGCTCTACGGAGAGGCACACCACAATGCCAAGGCCAGCAACCTGCAACGGGCCATGATCATCACCCTGAAGGAGGCAGGCTTCACCGCCACCGAGATTAAGCGGGCGTTCGATCTGGAGATCACCCGCTCCACTATCAACGACATGACCGGCCGGAGCCGGTAGAGAGGTAGGTATGGATGAGAAAATGAGGGCGGAGTTTGAGGCGTGGGCGCAGCGGTTCCGGTTGCCGCTGCATAGGGATGGAGATGGATACGTTGAAGCTGAGATAGACGCGGCATGGCAAGCATGGCAAGCCTCCCGCGCCGCGCTGGTGGTGGAGTTGCCGAAAGGCTCGGAGCCTGGCGACTTCGCGCATCCGGTAATGGTAGCAGAGGTTGAGGCCGTAATTTCCGCCATCGAAGCCGCGGGCGTGAGGGTGAAGCCATGACTGATCGCGAACTGCTGGAGCTGGCTGCTAAGGCGGCGGGACTGGAGATAGTTTCATGGGTGAAGGGCTGCCCGCGCATCAATGTCGGTTTTCCGACATCATGGAATCCGCTGGCGGATGACGGGGATGCCATGAGGCTATCTATAGTCTTGGACTTCATGATCTCGTTCGACTTCGAGGCATTCGGAAAAGTGTCGGTTGTAAGCAGGAGAGCAGGCGTGTTTGTGACGGAAGGCGACAGACCAGATGGCAGGTCGTACGCCACCCGCCGCGCCATCGTAAGAGCCGCTGCCGAGATCGGGAGGCTAACCCCATGACCCTCCCCCACACAGAACCACTCTGCACCGGCACCATCATCGGCAGCACAGACATGCCAGCGATACACTGAGTGGCAGAAGTGGCTGGATTGCGCCAACCCTACCCGAGGCATAACGGCATTCGCTGCGCAGCCTGGGTGCAATAAGAAGATTGTTGAGGAGAAATGAAGATGAGTGATTACAATCTGGCGCCAAAGAGCATTGTTGACGAACTCGCGCAGTTCATCAGGAAGGTGGACGGTAATAACAGAATGGGAGCAGGGGCTTTGGCAGACAAAATTTGCGAACGATTCCATGTTGCCGCGCCTGCTATGCAGGGGGAGCCGGTGGCGTACCTTTTCAACGACGAGGCGGGCCGAACAAAAATTGTTCTCGGGAAAGAAACGGCTGAGCTTTGGTGCCCGCCCGACGAGTCCATCACCCCGCTCTACACCGCCCCGCAGCCCGCAGAGCAGCAGCCGGCCGAGGCGCAGACGATGCCTGATTGGGATGCAGCACCTCCGGGCGCTACACACTACCAGCCGCATCAGGATGCGTACTACAAGCGTGTGTCTGCATCGGAGTGGTACGTGTGGAGCCGCAAGGATGACCGCGAACCGATGCGGTGGCGTCCGTCGCTCGGGACAGGTGACAACGCCGAATGGTTTGTGCGGCCTGCCGAGGCGCAGCCGGGCTGGTACTGCGTGCATTGCCAGCGAGGCGTGGATGCGCGGGAGGTCACATACAGCGAGCAGCACGAGGTCTGCGGGCGCTACATCGCCAATGACGACCCGCCGCCCCCGAGCGCGCCCGTGGGGGTGGATGATGGAATCAACGTCCCCGCCGCAAAGGCGCTGATCAAGATCGTAGGGCCGGGCTTCAAGGTCATCTACCGCGACGCATTTCGGTGGAAGGATGCGAGCGGCGACGTGCTGCCCAACCACTACGAGACGTTCTCCGCCGAGACGCTGGCCCGAGACTTCGGCTATGACTTGGTTCTGGACCTTGGCTATGCGGCAATCCTACGCGATCCGTCCGACCTCTCCCAGCAGCCCACAGAGCACCGGCCTTGCCCCGAGGACATACGCGAGGGTGCCCCCTACGATGATCCCGCATTCGAGGCGCTGTGCCGAGAGCACGAGATATGGGGTACAGCCGCAGCTGCGCAGTGTGCCGTTTTCTGGGAGGCTGGCAAGCGGGTAGCTGAGCAGCAGCCCGCGCCGGACGTGGAGGGGCTGGAGGAGGCGCCGATCACAGTCATCTATACCGACGGTTGTGGTGCTGGCCGACGAAGCCCAGCAGACTGCCGGGATGGCGTCGGGTACATAACCGTAGCGGATACGGTCTACTGGCCTCTGAGCGCAGATGACGCACAACGTCTTCGCTCGGCTGAGTGCGGCAGGGGAGATTTCACCGGACCTGCCAATGAATGTCCGGACGTATCAGCACTGGTGGAGGAGCTGGTGGAGGCGCTGGATCTTGCACGCATCGACCTTAAAGAATGGCTGAAATCTTTCCCTAATGCCTCCAGAGAACCCACAGGAAAAATCATTGAGCGCATTGACGCCGCCCTCGCCGCCTACCGCAAACAAGGAGACAAGACATGACAACCAATAAGCCGGAGGCGAAGCGGCGCGATCCCAGCCGATCCCGCCCGCGAACCATGGTCGCATACCTCGTCTACCCGCCCAGCTTTCAGCCGGGTGGCGAGTGCAAATGGTACAGAAACAGACAACGAGCGACCCGGGCTGCGTTGCAGTTTGGGGTCGGTGCCGAGATTTACAGGGAGATTCGCACTGTGCGCAAGTGCTGCGAGCAGTGCCGTATAGAGCAATTATGGGTAGTGGGGACCGGACATGACAACCAATAATCCACCTATCGCAGCATGGGCACCCAGCACCGCGCTGCACAAGCTGGAGTCACGCCACAATAACGCGCCATGCATCCTGACAGACACTCCTGCTGAGTTTAACGATGTGCCGCTGGTGCGCCTCAGCGACTACGAAGCCCTGAAGGCAGCCCACGAGGAAGAGCTGTTCCAGGTGCGCCAAGACCGCGACGCGCACTTCGGGGAGTTAATGCGAGCGCTTGAGCAGGTGGACGCACTGAAAGCCGAGTGCGAGAAGCTGCGCAACCTGCTCCGCCATGCGCAGCCCATAATAAGGGCGCACGCCGAAGCATCCCACATGCTTGAGGGATTCCGGCCCCGGCGGAACCAATGGGACGAACTGGTGGAGGGGGTCGACGCCGCCCTGCAGGAGGCAAAGCTATGAAAACCAGTAAACCGAATGTGCAGAGATACGACGACATGGGGTGCCCAGAACAAATCTGCCGCGTTGATACCATCCAAGAATCGGATGATGGCGACTTTGTCCTGTACGAGGACTACGAAGCGCTGATGGAAGAGCTCGATCAGCTGCGCAAGGATGCGGCGCGGTACCGGTGGCTAGTTGATACCTGCGTTAGCGACTGGCTTGGCGAAGAGGGGCCCGTTCTGGTACACGCAAAGCCTTGGAATGCCAATTGGCGAGCTGAGATTGACGCCGCCATCGACGCCGCCATGGAGGGAGACAAGCCATGACTCATGACCAGATCGCCCACCACCTGAACCGCTGGCAACGCGTCATGCAGGCTATGGACGAGAAGATGAGCAGCTTTTACGCCTTGACAGGCTACGCGGACGGACCGCTATCTCATGCCATATGCGAGCTTCAGGAGGAGTACACGCGCCTGCTGGCGGAGCACCTCGACTGGGATTGCGACACCCTGCAGGACTGGTGGCTTGAGCATGGGTTCGGAGCAAATCCGCTGCAGGCAGGATTCAAAGGGGATGATATGCGCGAAATCAGCGGGAACGCCGAGCTTGCCAAGTTCATTCATGATGACAAGGCCCGGAGCGGCGGCATGACCGAGTGCGACCTGCTTCGCGCCGCCATACGACGCCTGTGCAATATATACGTCGTGGATGACTACTACAGCGGCGATCTTCGAGAAGATCAGCTGAACCGAGCCGTAGAGCGCGCCATCGATAAAGCCATACAGGAGAACAACCCATGAAACCCCAAACAAGAGCCCGCCTGGCGAACGCCGCCCGCTCAGTCCTGCGGCTGCACAAGGTCTGCATTGTGAACCTGAACGAACCGTACACGTTCCAGACAACATTCCATCACGGCAACCGCAAGCTGATCCCAGCCAGCCCGCGCATCGCCAAGGCGTTGTGCGACGTGCCGCACCGCTGGACAATCTACATGGCCGCGTTCTGCCGCAAGCCGGATGGCGAGCAGTACACCAAGGCTGTTGAGGTGGAGACTGACGGGATATACCGAGCCGAGCACCTGACTGATATGATTCGTGAGCATCACACGGCATTGGTGAGCGCCCAAAACCCGCAGCACCTCTACAGCTCAGGTTGGATTGCCTTCCCGTATCCCATTGAATACAGCGAGAAGGATGCCGACGCGCTGTTTAGCGCTGCCATCGAGGTCAGCAATGAGTATGTCAACGTGAAGAAGCCGGAGCCGCATACGGTATGAAGCTAAAGGAGGACAAGCCATGATCCAAGCCCCCGCCGACCTACTAGACCGCGCCAGCGAACTAGAAGAAGCCGAGCGCGCAGCAGGGACTCAAGCAGTTCGCGCACAACTGGCCCAGCCCGGCGCTACCGAATGCGAGGGCTGCGGCGACGAGATACCCGAGGCGCGGCGGCTTGCAGCGCCGTGGGCTGTTCGGTGTGTTTATTGTCAGGAGGTTGCGGAGCGCTAGTCCGGGTTGGCGTGCAGGCGAACAGCATCATGCACCGCCTCGCACGCCTCCCCCGCTATTCGATTTCGGTCAGCACTTTCAGCGAACGCGCCCGCCAATTCATCAGCCTCTCCGAGCAGCTCGGCAAGCACTCCGGCAGTGGAGCTGGCTGCCTGGCACTCTGCGGTAGCGGCGGTATCTGAATTGATGCGTCCTGATAAATCACTGAGTTGTCTTTGCAGCCGACGAGCAACAGCGTCACTATCAGCCAGCTGCCGATCCAGATCCTGTTTGACTCTTTCCCCATGGGCGCTTATCTCCTCTATCTGATCCAGCAAGGCGCGCTCGCGCTCTAGGATGCTGATGATGACCTCGGCGCTTGCTTCCTGCTGGCGAGCCACGTAGGCGGCATGGCTTGCTCGTTCTGACTCCAGCTGCCCTGACATGCGCCAGCTTTGCGTCTGCCAGCCTACGAGAAAGCCGCCGACAACCAGGCCAGCTGCTATCCATGCGCGGGTGCTAAGGGGCACCATCGGCTCCAATCTCGCCGGTGATGAGCATGGGCATGGTGAGTTCAGCGCCGAACAGCCGACCAGCCACGTAATCAGCAGCGCTAAACAGCAAATCCATGACCATCAGGAACGGCTCGAATATCCAGTGCCGACCAGCAATAGACGGGCAGGATTCGTCGCGCATGTCCAGATAGATCGGGATGATGTAGAAGAACCAGCCTTTGTGGGTGATGGTGAAGTTGTCCATGTCTTTACTCCGAGTCTCGCGCACCATGGCGCAGGTTTTCAGCCACCCGGCGAGTCCAGCCGCGCCCGAATGAGGTGAACGTAGATAGTTTAGCGTAGAACTCCAGACGCTCCGCATTGAAGCGCATCAGGATATCCGTAACAGACATAGCGGCAATAGCTCGCAGAGTGGCAGGACCGACAATCCCATCGTCTGCCGTGCCGACTGCGCGCTGCAAAAAGCGAATGGCGTTGCCGATGCCGTGATTCACTGCCGCATCGAATAGCTGAAAGCCGATGGCGTAGTCGTACTGATCTGCTTTCGCTCGATCCCAGTAAGCCGACTTGTATATCGACTTGGCCCTGTCCCGAGTGAGTTCGCGCATCGATCCGGTGTATCCATTCTCCATGGCTACGCGCTTGGTGATGCCCCAGTTTGTTTCGCCGCCTGGGTCGTCAGGGTGGTTGACATATCCGCCTTCGTGGCTAATCAGACGCTCGAAAGCATCATTGAATCCGCTCATACCGCCCTCCCCTTAAAAACCCTCGCTAGATTCCCACCACACCGAGCCACAGCCACCGCGCCCGCCAGCGCCAGCAACGTAGCCATCATCTGCCCGCCTTGCGGCCTCATCAGTACAATGTGTGCGGCTGCTGCCAGTGATACGCCTGCTGCCATCGCGGCAACAAGGCTTACGAAAGGGCGGCTGGTCTGTGTGGTGCGGTATGAAACAAGGTAGGCGAACGTCACCAGATGGAGCGCAAGCCGTATATACAGCAGCAGGTCCTCATTCATTTGCTTCTCCAGTTCTTCACTATCTCCACTATAGACAACAGCCAGCGGGGAAGGTCTGAGTTGGAGTGCATGGAAGCGTATATTCCAGTGAACGCGACGGATGACAGCGCGGCGGCGGCAGCGGATACAAGCATGGCCTCCTGGCTCCACGGCGGGCCGGGGTAGAAGTACGCCCCCGCAGCGTACCCCATGACCCAAGAGAAGAACGATAGCAGCATCCTCTGGGTAAGGGTCTGCGTGGTGCTAGGCATCGCCAAGAAGAAGCAGCACCCCGCCAAAGCCCCTATGCATGCCCACGGGTTCAAGATGAACCCGCAAGCCGCCGTTATCCCCATCCCTATGCACTGATCTGATTGCGTTGTCACGTCATGGCCTTACTGCGTCCGGTTTGGGTGATTGTAGCGTGATGCTATAGGCTCAACAACGTCCCGTGGCTCGGACTATTGGTTCGGGAACGGCTCTGTGGGAGGTGTGAAGTCTTCGGTATAGCGGGCGACGCCTTTGGTGATGCGGAGTTCGTCATATATGTGATTGGAGCCCTGCATGTAGCTACCTTCCCCAGCTGTCCCGAACCTCAAAGGACTAGTCGGGGTTTGTATTTTTATTCCCACCCCGATATATACCAAAACACCATCTAAGAAAACACGCAAATCACTCCCGTCATATGTAATAGCCAAATGGTATTTAACTCCAATTGTTATAGGGGCTAAACTCTCTGCAAGAATCCACGAGTTGGCACCCGAGTGAAGTTGGATGCGCAGACCAGATGAGCTGTTTATGCCGATAAGCGAGTCCCCATAGCCTCCGCTCGAGTAGCACCAAAACAGCGGGTTCAAAACACCAAAGGTGTCTAAAGAGACCGCTTTAAATGTAAACTCTATACAGTACGGGTCGTTATTATTATTTATAAGCCCATGGTTTGCAGTTTCCGCTGCTTCTTTGCCATTTGTTTTAAAACTCCCTGTTCCGTATATCGGTTCCACGTGCTCAAAAGATGGATTTCCAATAACGCCCCATACCCTGCCTGTCTCATCCGTCAAATCCCCATCAAAATGCAACAACGCCACGACGTTATCCCAGTAAGGATCGTTGGCGCCTGCCGAAGCACGGCGAACCGACGACGCGAGGATACCAAGTGGGATCATGCCTCAGCCTCCAAGTCACCTACGAGATCCCACACATCAGCAGCACGACGAATCAGTGACGCCTTGGACCACTGCTTGCGCAGCTTGAGAGTCTCGGGTGTACGGATGGTCACGCCAGCACCAGCAATAATCGTAGTCTGCCCAGCACCGTCCTGTCCTAGGTCAATGCGCGTGTTGGCGGGAAACGCAACGGCACTGTTCGGTGGTACAGTTATCGTGTTGGCGTTAGCGTTATCTATGGTTACCATCTTGAAGGCATCAGAGAGAACCAAGGTGTATGCGGTGCCGGTCTGTACATTGACTTCGGTGCCTGCACTGCCGGTAACACTGATAACCGGATTGGCTGGGTCAGTGTTATCCACGTTGATGCCGTTGCCTGCAACGATGGAGTCAATCCCTCCGCCTCCTCCACCAGTCACGCTAACTACAGGGTTAACAGGGTCGCTATCATCTACAGTTATTCCGCTCCCGGCGACAATTGAGCCGACCTTCTCCGCCAACTGCGCCGCCGTAGCCATCGGCACAGCAAAGCCGGGGTTCGGATATTGGCCGGACAGCACGCCACCAGCTCCCCCGGTAGGTGCGCGAGCGTCACTAAGGCGCGGATCATCGTCCAGCACGCGCTCGTCCAAGGCTTCAGGAAGGCCGGCAACGTCCGTAATCTCGATGGGCAGCTCGGTACCACCCAACTCATCCGCCCGCACCCGAACGTTAACGCCGCCCTGAACCATCTCCAGCAGCTCGTCGCCCTGAATCGGTGCGGCTTCTGGCAGATCACTGATGCGCTTCACTTGCCTTGCCATGTCTTTACTCCAGTATCCGATACGCGCCCGATTCGGTAACGCGGTAAACATTTCGATCCACAGGCATCTGCTCCCCCGGCCTCAAGAACAGCAGCAGATCTGCGCTGTACTCCCACACTCTCGACCCGCCCGGCGGCGTCAGCAGGCGCGGCCCTGTGTAGATTCCTTGGAACTGCACCAGCCAGGGACCCCGGCCTTGCGGCAGCAGTAGCGGCATTTCAAACCACAGGGTGCCGTCCTCAAGCGTCACGCGGTAGAAGTCCTCGAACAGCGCAGCCTGCGCGTCAGTCTTCATGGCCCAGCGGACAGGGAGCGCTACCGGCACTGCTGTGAAGTTACGCCGAACGAACACGCGGCCCGACTGCATTGGCGTCCTGATCTGCGGGTCGATGGGTCTGTATTGCGTGCCGATCAGCGGGGCGGGTAGTTCGTCAGGCCATTCGATAATCATGGAGCCACCACTTGGAATTGAAAGCGTAACGTACTGCCCATGCCGATACGCACCAGAGCAATCCACGGGCCACTCGACAGTTGTCGCTCAATGCCGTATCGGTCGCGCTGTTGACGGTAGTACAGCGCCCCCTCCTTGATGTAGGCCAGTATCACGTCCGAGTTTGCGCGGTTGAACTCGCGGCTGTCGTCCAGCGCCACCCGTGGGTGTGACACCCCCGCGCCCAGCTCCGTAACAACCATGTCCTGCACTGTTGTGTCGTACCACAGCAGCTTGGCCATGCCGGCCTCGACGAACGCCACGCACACGTTCATGTTCTGGTCGAACGCCAGCGAGACCTCGGTTATGTCGTCGCCGGTGTACACGGTGGTGGCAGGGTAGGTTGGGGCGGACAGGACGATCCGGTCCTCGATGATGTCCTCGACTATCTCGGCAGTCCACGTCTGGTAGTTCAGGCCCAGCGACGGGTCCTGAATGCCCACGCCTCCATCCATGTAGTCGATGTAGTCAGGGAACACCTGCGCGCGAGCGCCCAGGAAGTAGCCGGGCAGCGGCTCGGACGACAGAACGTTGTCGGGGAGGGCCATCAGTCACCGCCTGCCGAAGCTAATTTCAATGTCAATGGCAGCCGTAAACTCGTTTGTTTTCGGGATGGGCGGGTCGAATGTGCAGAACGTCCGTTGGTTTCCTCCATACGGGATCAATGTGGTGTCCGGAGCGTTGGCGTTCAGAGGGATGCTGCTTATCTGAGGGTTTCCCTGATTTAACGAATACGACAGAGTGTACGTAACTGCGTTGCCGTCGGGCGATAGGCCCGCGAAGCTGGGCGAGTAGTCGGACACGAAGTTGAACGGACTGTGAAAAGAGTCACGCCCGGTCGGCGCCTTTACATTCGTCGCCGGTTGTGTGTATGTAACGGTCGTCACGGCGGGTACGCCATCGTCGTCGTACGTCAGTTCGTGCGGCTCCGGCACAACGTGCCAACTCCTGAGCTCGTATTCGACGGTCAGGAATTCATTGGGGAGAACTGTTATGGTTGTGGGGTTTCCCGCGCCATCTAAAATTAGTGCGCGGGAGAAAATGTCATTGGCAGAGTTGGACCAACCCGCCGCCACCTCGCTCAGGTTCCCGGCTGCAACACCCTGCCCGAACTGAACACTCCCCCGCGCCCAGTGATATCCCCCCTCTGCATCGTAACCCCCAATCCAGTATCGATTCCCTGTAGTTGACTCAAGGCTGGCGACTTGGTCAATAGACGTGTCCGACGGCGAAGGCGCGGAAGTGCCCGTGCCCACTTTCAAGAACCTATAGAAACAATATGGGGTGCCCGTCGAGAGCAGTGCTGTTATCCCCTGATCCAAAATCAAGTTTTCAAACCACCCCGTACGGGATACCACCTCGCCCTTCTCGTTGTGCACGGTTAGGCTGAAAAGCCCTTTCATTTCAGTTCGCAAATTAACCTTCATGTCTGCCTCCACTTTGTGATCTTACCAACTGATGCGCTGGTTTCTGCCAATTCAGGCGCATTGACGTATGTTATATATCCGGCGGACCGAACCTTGGTAATCCCAGAGACGACACCAGACGTCTCGGCCAACTCCGGAGGGTTGGTGTAATCAAGGTAACGGACCTCGCGAACCTTGGTAATCCCAGAGACGACACCAGACGTCTCGGCCAACTCCGGAGGGTTGGTGTAATCAAGGTAACGGACCTCGCGAACCTTGGTAATCCCAGAGACGACACCAGACGTCTCGGCCAACTCGATGGGTGTGGGGGACCGCCTCTGTCTGATTCGGGCAGAAACGGAAGAGGAGGTTGCGTGGTCAATGAACCCCAGCGGATACGGTCGCGACGTCAGGATCACCTGATCCGGCCCCATATCGTCCTCTAGGTACACCCTATTGTCCATGTTCACGGCTTGGAACTCAACACGATTGTCGCCTGTCGGCCGCACAGACAACATCAGGGCTTCGTGCACCACCTGGGTCCTGCGACCAATATACACCACGGTCGGGTGATTGGGGTCATTCGTCACGGACACATCAGGCGGCATGGCGGCAAGGGTCACGGTGCGCCCGTTGATCGTCACAGGGATCGGCGGGCTTGCCGTGCCGTCTGACCTGCGGATCATCACGACAGGATCGCCGCCGACCGGCTGGATGGATTCAGACAGGGTGAGCGTCAACCCGTCATGGTCGATTACGAAGGCGGACTGGCCCCACTCTGGGATGCCATCCTGCAGGCCGACGTAATCCATGTAGAAGCTGTTCATGGCCGCCAGCTCGGTCGTGCCCTTGTAGGCGGTGCGACGGTAAGCCGCCTTGCGCCGGCGCCTTGCAGCCAGCCGCCACGCCTGTGTGCGGCCCGTGACGCCTGGGGCAGTGATCTTCTCGACGCGCAGACCAAGATCCCCGATCAAACGGTACGATTCGGTCATCATGCGGCCAGTGATGCGGTCTTTGTACTCGATGTCCACACCGTCGATGTCGTCCGGCATGACCGTCTCGGTTGTCTCGATCAGCGGCGACACCAGCTCCTGCGGGCTGTATACACGCGGCGGAGTGCCCATGCGGTAGGCATCACGCGCCGCACTGATCAGGCCACGGCGGAGTGTAAGCTCGGCGAAGCCGGCCTGTAGACAGTAGCCAGCCACGGTTTTGAGCGTCGAGGTGGCGTTGACGGACAGGTCGAACGTGTCGCCTCTGTCGCTCCATATTTGGTGCAGCGCGCGGATGTGATCCATGTCGATCAGCTCGCGCCCGTACCCGACCGACCCCATCATGTAGACGAAAAACGGCGCTATGTCGCGGGTCGGCTCCATGACCTCCGGATCGTCCAGCGTCGGCAGTATGCGCACGGGGCGAACAGAGATCTTGTTCTCGACCTGCCCGGACACTTTGTCGCCGGTGCGCATGCGCACGTGCAGCAGCGTCATGCCGGGGTAGGATGTGGGAGCGCCGACGATCCGAGACCGGAGGCCCGACCATTGGTGCTTGTCGATGTGCATTGGGTTCGTACTAGGGGCACGAGTGGCACCAACACGGACCTCGACCCGCATCGGGTGCGGCAGGTCCACCCGGATGGTATAGCCGATCTGATCCGGGGTGGAATCGACAAACTGATATGGGACTATCTGCCATTCGGAGGTGCCCAGCTCTCGCCATTGAATCTGCCCCTCTGCTCGCATCTGCCGCAATCCACCACTGCGCCGGTGGTAGATAAGGCCGTTCGGGAAGAATATATCGACCTCGAACGCATCCGCCAGCTTGCCCTGCGGGACTGCGGTAAACGGGCCTACCCAGCCACCCGGCAGCGACGCCCGGTCCACCTGGACCGTAGAAGTGGCCCCAGAAACGCTGGCAGGAAACCCGGACCAGAAGTCGATGCCGGGCGGGCTGACGGTGATGGTGTTGCCGCTGATCGACAGCACCTCATAGAGCATACCGACGCGCCCCGCTGCGGTCACCTCTGTGCCGGTGCCGAAGTCCGCTCCGCTCACGACGTAGCGCGCAGGGACGGCGGGTGTCGCGGCCACGCCAGCGGTGCTGGTGGGTGTACCGAGCAGGTCCGCCACATCGCCTGACGCGGCGATGCTGCCGCCAGTCAGCGGCCCTGCCTGATACAGCTCCAGAGCGGCGCCCTCGGCCCGCGCCTGAATCGGGGAGCCGTTCAGCTGGCTGTTCAACACGGCCACCAGCTCGGCCAGTCCGGCCACGTCAGTTGTCAGCAGTGCGGTGTAGTCGCGCCCTCCGAACGTCAGAACCAGTGTGGCATGGGTGGTTCCGAAGTCGTACCGGGCGGGCGGAGTGGAGCCAGTGAGCCGCGCCGGGGATCCGGGCCCACCGCCCGCCGGCGGAAGGATGGCGGAGATGGTGTACTCCCCGGACCGCTCGCCCATCAGCTCGATCTCGTCACCGGTGGCCAGCTCCAGAGAGTCCAGCAGCTCTGACGATATCGCATTGCCGTTAAAGGTGACCGGGTGCGCCGCCTCGACCCGCACCAGGATGCCGGTTTCCCACGAGGACGGGACGGGATCTGACCCGGTAATCGAGTTGCCAGCGAATGTCAGGTTAGTCAGCGGCTCCCCCTGTCCCGGTACGATGACCGAGCCCGCCAGCTTGGACCACGGTATCTGCACCCCAGCGCTTCCAGCCAATCCGAGCGTCATGCCCGCGCCGCCCATGGTCGTAAAGCCGACCTCCTCGGGGGTGTGCCACCACTCGCTATAGGGCGCTGGGATCGTTTCGCCTGGCTCGAAAAAACGCAGCTCCAGATCATCGCCCAATGTGGTGGCAGGCGTGTCGCCCACGAAGACTAGGTTCGGCGCTTTTTGGTAGTGGCCCCACCCGAGGCAGAGCAGGGAGTCCACCCACTGCTCGCGCTTGTTCACGTAGTACCGGCGGGGCGGAGCGATGTAGTCCGGGTGCACCAGCGGGGAGCCAGCGATCTGGGGTATGGGGTCGCCCCATCGCACTTGGTTAGCGAACAGACCGGGACTTTCCAGAGTTGTGCCCTGCCGTTGCGCTCGCGGCTGATCGGTTTTGATTGACATCACCATCGCCACTGCGACCAACGCCAAGCCGATGGCTGCGGCCACTGCCACCCCGACACCCTTAGCCTCTAGGTACAGGTCGAGCCTATCATCAGGGCCAAAGAACGTCAGCTCCCACTCGGATGGCTCGACCAGAGATCCGTTGAGCCATGCTGCTGGGTGACTGTCGGTTTTCTCGGGGGCGTAGCCGGGCGCAACGGACCTGATCCACTCGGCAATGCTCAGGCGCTCGGTTGTTTCGTGCGTTTCGAGCGGTTCGCCTTCAAGCTGGCTGGGATAGACCCGGATCGTCATAAAATTTCAGCACTCGCAGCTGGTAGGATTCGCGGAATCGGTACAGTGGGACCAGTCTAGCATTTTGGCCGGGGTTTATCTCTAGGACGTGAAGCCCCAAGCCGGTCCGATTGATATCATGCACCACTAGCCCGACGTGCGTACAGTGCCCTGACAGCCTGCGGATGACCGCCACCACGCAGCCAGGTACCGGCTCTGGTATCTCGACCATCTCCGCGATCTGCTCGCGGTAACGGGCCGTGAATCCCTCCGGATCGTTCTGGTATTCGCCACCGCGACTGGCCAGCAGCTGCCGCCCGTACAGGTCCGCACGTGCTGCGCGGGCCAGACCCCAGCAGTCGAACAGAACATGCCCGTCAACAATCTCGCCTCGTGCGCCGTCCTTGTATCGAGCGCTCAGATACCGCTCGATCATTGCGAAAACTCCAGACAGGGGGCGGTGTTGCTGTCGTACATCATTCTCGGCCAGCGCATGTCGATCAGATCGAACAGTCCGGCTGTCACCTCGATATGATCCACCTGCGCGCTATACCGGCGTGATATGAGGAAAAGAGGCGGTTCGGCTGGCTCCGACAGATCGCTGTACAGGTAGCAGCGGTATACCACATGGACGACGGCCTGCGCCTCCTGTGCCTGTCGCACCAGTCGGGTTGCCTCTGGCCGCACCCCGTCGAGCGCGAACGTCAGATCCTGCGCCCCGGTGGCATCCCGCTTTGGCAGGGCTATCGCCATGCCTGACGCTCTGGCCAGCAGCTGTCGTCCGTCCTCTGTGGTGATGGTGTGGTCCTGATAATCCCGAACCAGCACAATGGGCTCGCCACCCCAAGCTGTCGAGGTCAGCTCTAACGTGTGCAGAATCACGTCTCCGCCTTGTGCGTACACCTGCGCAAGTAATGACATCGGTTACCTCCCGTGTGGTTGCAGGCCGAACTTGCCCTGTACGGCGCTCGCCGTGCGCCCGTCTGCCATGAAGTCGGCAACCCAGACATCAATAACATCCACGCCATCCTGCCCGGTTGATTGCTCTGCCGTGGTGCCGGGTGGCGCGTTGTGGATGTTGATTACAACGCCTGCTCCGTTCGTTGCATCGCGGTTGCTGATCACCTCGCCCCGCTTGTTCGGGATCATGTACTGCTGCCCGTTGGCGGCGCTGTAGACCTCTGGCGCGCCGTTCTCGTTTACGCGGTAGACACGGCCTGCCTGTACGGGTCCACCTGCTATGCGGCCGCTCACGCCGCGTATCTGGGCCACCCGCGCCATGCCTCCTGCAACGGCTGCTGCTGCTGCTGCGGTGCCAAGGGCTGGGCCGACTACTGGAATACCGGCCAGCGCCGTGAACGCCTTCTGTGCGCCCTCGTATGTCTGCATGATGGTCTGCGCGATAGCAGCAGCCTTGGCGATAGCCATCATCTTGGAGTTTTCCGCGCCGAACACCTGAGCGAACGCCTCAATGTCGGACGCCATCTGGCCGAACGCGGCAGCGGACTGGCTGACCATCATGTCGATGCGCGCCTGCTCGATCTGCGCCATCCGGTCAGCATGTTCCTGCGCCATCTGCTGCTCAAGGGCCATGTATCCGCCCTTGACTTCAAGCTCCAGCTCCTTGGCTTCCCGCAACCGTTCCATGGCCTCAGCATAGCGCTGCTGTTCGGCCTGCGCCTCGGCCTCGTATCGTGCCTGCTGATCGTCGAACCTGCCACCAGACAGGGGCGATACCTGTCCACGGATAGCCCCAGCCACGTCCGTACCGAACGCGCTGCGGCGTCGCTCTAGTTCGGCGGCGGCTTGCTGGGCGGCATAGAGTTCGGCGGCGAGGGCGCGCACCTCGGCCACTTGGTCTGGCGTGGCGTAGCTGTTGAGTGCCAGCTCTGCCTGCCGCATCGCCAGCTCTTCTGCGTTGAGCGTGGTCTGGTACAGTTGTTCGCGCAGCCCGGCCAGCACATCTGCGTTATCCTCGGCTGCCCTCCTCGCCTCCTCGCTGCTTTTTAGGCGCTCTGCCTCGGCCTTCTCTGCCGCCTTCGTGGCCTCCTCCAGCTGGTGCAGCTCGCCGACCAGCTCGGTGATGCGTGCCCGCTCCTCGTCGGTGGCGTCCGCCCCCAGCCGTTGCAGCGCAGCCAGCTCGGCGCGGGCCAGACCTGTGCGCTTGGCCAGCTCGATCTGGTTCTTTAGCGACTGCTCCAGCTTCTGAAACTCGGATAGTTCGGTGGAGCCGCTCCCGCCGCCCCCGCCGCCTGCACCGCTAGGGCCGCCCGGCGTTGAGCTACGGGGTCTGGGGATATTCGCGTTGGCTAATTGCTGCTGACGCTTCTGAAGGGCCGCTATGCGCTCCTCTGTTTTCTGAATCGCCACGCGACGGCGCAGCATTTCTTCCTCGAACGCCCGAGTCGCCGCTTCGCCACGGTCCGCATGCGGCCGCAGCCTGGCGTTATTCTGCAATGCCCGGTTCTGGCGCTCCAGGGATCGCGTCTCTTCCTCAATGCGTTTCGCGTTCTCGATTTTTTCCAGCTCCCGCATTTCTGCGGTCAGCCCCTGGACAGAACTGCTAAGCTCAAGTGTCGAGTTTCGCGCCTCTTGGGTGCGCCGGTGCCACGTCGCCAATGCCGCAGCGGCGATCAAAATCACGCCGGTCGGACCACCGAGGAACGACATTGCAGCGCGCAAGCCGTTTGCAGCGGCAGTCGATACCCGGAACGATCCAGCCATCGCCGCCTGCGCGGTGGTCAATCGGGTGGTGGCTGCGGTTGCGGCATCTTCGGCCACCGCTAGGCTCGCAGCAGCAGCGGCATGAGTAGATAGCCCGCGCGCGGCACGCTCTGCGGTCTGCGCCTGTATCAGGTTCTGCGCCGCGAGCGCGGCTGCCGCCTGTGCTGCCTGTAGTTCTGCGGCAGCCTTCGCTCGTGCGCCAAGGGTGTTCTGGTACATCGCTGCGGTGCTGGCACCCAGCGCGGTCAGCAGCCGTCCCGCAATCACAGCCGCCGTTGATGTTGCCGCGACTGTCACCGCATCAAGAAACGCCTCCATCTTCTCGGCGTCCTGCCCGAACGCCAGCAGTGCCTCTGCCGCCGTTATGATGCCGTCTGTGACCGACTGAAGCGCGCCGGTCTGCTCTTCCATCGCAACAAGGGTGACGGTAATGGCGTTGCGCACCCGGACACTGGCGTCAACTAAGTCAGTGGCCATGCCGTCGGCGGCTGCCTTGTTCGCCTCCAGCGACTTGCGCAAGCCTTCGCTAAGATCCCGTGCGGTCAGTTTGCCTGCGGCGCCCAGTGCGCGCACCTCGGCAGCCGTGCGGTTGCTGGCGGCAGCGATATCATTGATTACGGACGGAATGGCGCTGGTGATGGTTTCCCACTGGTCTGCGGCCACCTTGCCGGTGTTCATGGACTTGGAGAATGCAGAGGTTGCAGCCGCTGCCCGATCCGCGCTAGTGGCGTTGGTAACGAACGCGTACGACATGGAGTCGGTAACGTCCAGCGCTTGCGCGGTCGCATAACCCATGGCTCGCAGGCTGTCCGCTGTGCGGATGTAGAGCTCCTGCGCCTCCGACAACGCCCGATACGTGCCGTCTGCCGTGTCCTGTAGGCGCTTCTGGACCATCTCGAACTCGTCCACCGACTCGGTGGCCATCCTTACCCGCTCAGCCATGGTCTGGTACTGCTGCACCCATTGCGCCGCCTCGCGCAACGCCATAGCCGCCACAACGCCACGAATTACCCGCGTCAACCCGTTGAGTTCGCCGCCCAGCCTGCTGGCGCTGCGCTCGGTTTTGTCGAATTCCTGCTGCATCTGGCGGGCGCTGCCATCGACTTTGCCCATTCCTTTGCTGAGACCACCCAACGCCTCCTCAGCCTGCCGCATCTTCCCCAGCAGGGGGTCCAGGTTCGCGTCTACGTCGTAATAAATCGTACCTACAGATTCAGCCATGTTTTTTGTCCCGCATCGCGTTCACCTTCGCCAGCCAGCCCATGCTGTCAGTGTACTGTTTTTCGGTTATCGAAGCAGCGTCCGACTTGTCCGGCGGGAACTTGCTTTGCAGCGCCGCCAGCAGGCCGGTCATGGTCTGGTTCCACGCGTCTGCCTCGGACATACCCAGATGCGCTATGGCCATGGCGGCAAACTTGGCCGCGTCGAACTCGCGCATGGGCTCGCCCTTGATCAGGGGCTCGTCGCCTTTGGGCGATACCCCAGCCACGCCATGTAGGATCAGGTGCCTGGCAAGGGTCACGATATCGTCCAGCGGCATCACGCCGGGCTGATAGTGCATGCGCTCACTGTAGCCACCCAGCAGGGCGTCCAGCGGCTCTTGATCGTCAGCGCAGCAGCTCAGGACGTGCAGCGCAGCGCGGAACTGGCGGCGCGCCTGCATGCGTGTGCGGGGTTGCTCCTGTAGCTCGACAAAGTATCCGATGATGTCGGCGGGACTGCCGAGTCGGCTGATAGCGAGCAGGGACGGGCGGAAGATCACATCAGCGCCCTGATAGCTGATGCCGACCTCCCCGATGGCGTGGTTTGCGGTCATGTGGCGGCTCC